GGCTTGGAAGCAACACCACCAATAGAATGATCATATCCACCTTCGTTTGATTCAAGACTACTGACCAATTCATTCTTGGCATTGGCAAGATGACCATGCATCTTTAGTAGATTGTCATAGTGTTCTTTGTTCTTATCAATGTGTGCCAACTGAGCACCAGCATCATTCATAATCTCTTGCTTCTTGGCAGGAGTTTTAATCTTTTCAAACTTCCTCTTTAACTGTCCCGACACATGGTCTTTGAATCCATCACTGGTAGGAGTCTCACCTGTGCGAATTGTTTCATTGATATAAGTTGCTAGATGTCCTGATTCACCACTGTGCTCTGGGTGAATTGCGTCATACATCTTGGCACCATGAGTCTCATGAATAGTCTTGGCTTTGGATAATTCACTAAGCACTTTCTGTTGAGATTGTTCAGAGTATTGTGCACCTCCAGCATCGTAGCTGGCAGTATGATGATAGATGTCTGGATGAGAACCAAAGTCTCCTTCAGAAACATTGCCAGTGGCACGCATGTTGCTTAGGTTAGTACCTTCGTATTTGGTATGAGTAACTAAACCAAATTTAGATTTGTTAATTGCTGCAGCCTTGTCACCCTTTGCACCATAAGTGATAGTGTTTGGTGTGAAAGAAGTTTTATCTCCTTCTTTCTTAAGATCAGGTTTAGTGAACATCACATCACCTTGGAATACACCTTTCTTTGGTGCAATCTTTGGAGCATGTTCTAATGCTGCTTTAAGTTTTTCTACAAGACCTGGAGCATGACCATGATTTCTCTCGATATCTTCAGGAGTGTAATTTAATTTTGGATTTTTATTAAACGCAGACTTTGACGCTACAAAGAATTTGCCAGTTTCTGGATGATGTCCATAAACCAAAGATGGTGAACCATCATACTTCATGGTCAGTTTGTTGGAGTTCATACCTTGTTTGGTATGAAAGTGTGCACCATGTAAGGCATCATACGCATGTTGGAATCCATCTGCTCCATGGAACAGTGGACGATCCTCAGCATGAGTGATGTGTTTAAGTTTTGCACCTTCTTCGGTCGGTGCACCTTCAGTCAAAAAGTCTTTAAATCCTAGCATCATATTACTATTATACTCCAAGTTGCAATTAGTGTCAACAATAACCCTACAGAATTGAGGGGATTATTGTAGTTTGAATGTGCCATTTGCACCCTTGTGAGCACCAGAGGATGCTTTAATCGTATAGCGAGCAGCAACAACTGGCTTGCCAGTTTTAGCATGAATACCTTTAATAGTAACCCCTATTCCCTTTCCTGGAACTACATGCAAAGAGTCTGGTTTAAATTGAGACAAATGTTCATCGGCTAAACTATGCATTGGCTTAATAACAGATTCTGCTTCTCCGCTATCCTTAACTTTACTGTGCACAACTGTATGCTCAATGTGAGTATTCGGTGATACATTCTGACGAATAATATTTGCCAAATCTTCTGGCTTATGTTTTGCCATACCTGCAGCAAACGATTGAGCCATCTGAGTTCTTGCAGCGAGGTCAGAAGCACGAGCAGTTTGTGCTCTTTGACTTGCTTGTTGACGAAATGCTTCTTGTTTCTTTTCTGGTAGTGCATCATGTGCTTGGATAAATTTGTCCAAGTGTTCATGCATGATTTTCTTTTTACCAGAGAGTTTCTTACCTGCTTGAATATCAGCAAGACCCTCAGCATGTTTCTGACGAATGTCGTTGATAGGCATTTCGTCAATCTTAGTTTGAATGTTTCTTTGATCAGCTGAACCATTATGACCCAGTTTTTCCATAGCATCAGTGTGATGCTGCATTGGTGCAGTGAGTGAACCTGCAGATAGTTTAGCAGTTTTCTCTAATGCAGCAAGTCCTGGATTACGATAGTTCGGTTCCTGTGAACCATACTTGGCAGAAATGCCATGATGTCCAATTGGCTTACCTTCTTTATTGTGTAGCGTAACAATCAGGTCAGCGTTAGAGTTTACATCTTTAACACCAGTAGTCTTCTCATGGTCGCCAGCAACATTTGTTTTGTCAGCGTTAGATGTCCAGTGAACATTGCCGATGTGAGCATGATCACCAGTATGTCCTTTGTCCTGAAGATGTTTTTTAAATGCTTCTGCAGATTGTTTAGCATGGCGATCAATCTCAGCATAAGCAGCAGGTGGGATTTTTTGCTGTAGTTTGCTGTGTACTTGTTCTGGAGTACCAGCATGGTCTTCATTGTCAGAGAATGAACGATGATGTTCTGGAAGTTTGATTGCAGGATGTAAATGTTTTGCTAAAAGCAACTCATGGAGTTTACCTTTATCATCTGAATCTACAGCTGATGACTCTGCTTCTAGAAGAAAGTCTTCTTTAAGGAATGATTTGAAATTTAACATATTTTTACCAAAATCCATATAATTATTTTTTCTTCGGTTCTTTAATCATAGTTAAACCGATACGATTACCAACTGGGTTTGGTGTGCTAGATGGCGAACCAAACTGAAACTTAGCATCAGAGAAACCCTTTACAGTATATACACAAGATGTGGGTTTATTCTTTGGCATAATGTCCAAGTAAATCTGAGTAACAGTCATACCATTTGCAGCTTTAGAAAGAAGTTTTGTTGCTTCATTTTCTTCTTTATTTAACCAAGAAATAAGGTTGGCTGTAATCGGATAATGTAATAACCCCCACCTCTTATCTCTATGTGGTTTACCTCCAGGTAGATTATATGGAGATAAGTTGATTGCTCGTTTCACTGAGGTTTCGTCTTTAAGTTCAAAACCAAGTTGTTTAGCAGCATTTAAGAATGGTTTAAAATAATTCTTAACACAGTCTGGATACATACCACAATTAGACATTGCTTTATCTAAATGTTCTGCAGTTGGAATACCAGAACTATATCCAGTTTTTAATTTAGGATTCTTTAACACTTCGAGTAGTTGTTCATAAGCAGGGATCTCATTGCCCAAAATATCAGCTGCAATTAATGGACCTTTAAATAAATCAGTTCCTGTTGAACCACCCTTTTCATTTTTCTCTTCAATACCAATGGCTAGAATAACTTCTGCAGCCTTTTTAGGTTTACCCTTTAGTGTTTTCATTTTACGAATGAGTGGCGTAACTGCAGTAATAGAAGGTTTACCACCAGCACCAGCTTTAGCAGAGAACGGATGTTCAAACCCATCCTCATCAATTAAGATATAGTCAATAAGTTTTTCGTTAGCAATAACAGGGAATTTAACTTTAACATATGGTGTACCTGTATACTTTAACATGTATAAAGCACCAGAAACTTCACCAAAGTCTGAAACTATAATACCAACTTCCTTTAATGTTACCCAAGAATCAAAAGATATGTTAAAAGATTTTAGCCCTTTGTTGGATTGTTTCATAATATCGTCACAAATGGTGTGCACACCTTTGGAAATTTTACCGCCAGCATGCATACTCTTAAGAGTTGTGTTAACTTTTCTTAGAAGTGTTGCTGCATCAACTGGAGTCATATTGAGCCCAAATTGATTAGGTGTTAACTGTTTCTTAGCGAGTACTATTTGTTTTGCCATAATAATCCTATTAGATTATTATTTAGGATGACGAGACGCTCGAATAGTTCGCTGGTATTTACGATCCCACTTAGCTATCTGCTGCATTAACTTAGGAATTGCAGCGTTATTACGATAGTCATAATTGAATGCTTTAAGGATGTAGTTGAGAGTGGATGAATCCTTAGAGTGCTTGGCTCTGTTGATTAGTTCTTCTGTGGTGATGGTTGGTCTGTAGACTTTGAAATCAAGTAACACACAGTGGGCATATGCCTGAATTTCATCGAACTCAGAGAGATATCTTCTCTCAATGTTCTTCTTTTCATGTTTCACTTTCTTGTAAGGAACGATGTAGTTTGACGACTCGTCTCCTCGTCTATCGAACTGCATAAAGTGTATCAACTCATGCATTTGAGTCTGCATTATACGATACTTAAACTTGCTCCATGTTTCATATGTGAATGGAAACTCATCAAATTCAGTTGTGTATATCTGAATACAACACTGTCTTTCATCTGGTGAATATTCGCCACCAATGGCAACATAGGTGTTGTACATTTTGGCTTTTGATTTTTGTGGGAGGAACTCGACCTTAGTTCTCCACTTTTTGAAGTAGTTTGAAAGACCCTTACTATCATTGCAATAGTTGTCTAGGTCTTGCCATACTTTTGAAGGTATAAATTTTGCTCTGAATGGACGCTCATGGAAGTTGAGCAGATCCATCCAATCGTAATTAGCGTTTTCTAGGAATTCAAAATTGCATGGCATTTCACATCCCAGAAAGGCATTTTACATCTTGAGATTATCCTCCAAGAATGCGAGTACCTTTCCCTGCTCCTCTAAGTTAGTGTTACTAAACTCGGTAATATAAGGCATCAGTTCAAAGTTTGATAGTAGATTACTATATTTAGTCGCACGACCTTTTAGGAAAGTTGCAGATTGATCAGACCCTCGTTCTGCATACCTTTCTTTTAACATATTATCTGGAACTTTAAGGTGAACTACTTGAAGATCCGTATTAGAAAGTCCCATCGCAAACTCTAAGAAAGACTGATTAAAGATTCGATCTCCCTCAAATAGAATATTGGAGGAAGTTTCAGTAACAAACTGCTGTGCCACTGGTTGAACAGCCATACTTAGACGATCTGTACCAGCAAAAGTTTCTCCATCTTCATATTTACCTAGAATGTATAGATCTAGTTCTTTACAATACTT